CCTGCCCCTTCTGGATCAAGATGGTGCTGGAGCCTGCACGAACAGGACGCACCGCAGACGAGCCAAACGTGGTTTCACGCAAAACATTGACGTTTGTGGGGGTCACAGGCTGTGTGCCAGTGCCACCATACAGAGTAAATTCCGCTCTGCTGGTCAGAAGCTGCAAGAAACGACCTTGAATCATGTGCTTGATGACGTTGACCTGGTCCGAGGCAATCGTAACGTTGATGGCGTCATCATTGTTTGTGCCGGGGGTCATGTTCTCAAAGTCAGCAGTCTTGGAGCCAAAGATGGTCTGTGGCTGTCCTGACGTGCCTGCAAAATACAAACGCTCTTCATAGAATGCGACAGCGCGAGGAAAGCCCTGATCGCCGTTAAACGCACCCAAAGACCAGCGGGTGTTAGCGTTGCCAGAGCCTACGGCACTGTCAGGCAGGCGTGAGTTACCATATTGATCTTCGTGTACATCAGCCGTGACGACAGTGGCGCTAGTAAAGCCAACAATTTTTACATGCCCATGCTCGTCGTGCAGATACTCCCAATCAATGCTGCCATACGTCTCAGTGCCGCTCAGATGCACAGGAGGCGTGTTTCCAGACGTTTGGGTGCTTCCGGTCACCTGTTTGTAGACATGGCCGTTGTAGCGCACCGTAGCGTTATTTGAATAACTCGTACTTGCAGCCCACTCGTCATGCTCAATCTCTAGGATCTCACGAAAACGAATATATCTGCCTATGTCATCGTTGCTGAAGGTGTCGGCAGATGCGGTGATTGTAATGCCAGAGCCAGTTGCCGCAGACGCATACATAGTCGTTGTGCCGTCATTCTCGTCCAGCCACGGCCCATCAATGAAGTCGATGTCACTCAGCGTGAAGCTGGTGGCCGTTGTGCGTGTTAGCTTGGCCGGCTCATGGTCTTTGTGAGCGAGGAACAGCACATCAGCAGACTGCACATGGTTAAGCTCAAAGATCTCTGTGACCGAATAGGTGGTGGTCACTTCTACAATCTTACCGACAGCGCCGCCGCTGCTGTATGTGTCAAAGCCTGTGCCGTCGATGCCAGACAACTCAAAGGTATTGGTGGTCTTGTTGGCTACCGTAAACTCACGGTTGTTTATCTGCGTCATGCCGGTGACGCTGGTGATGTACACCCGATCACCGTTGCTCAGGCCGTGTGATGCCGCTGTAACGACCACAGGGTCAGCCTTGGTGGCCGCTGTGATTGCCGTAGTAGCTTCTGTGAGGATGCCGCCGTCTTTGAAGAAACGGATGTAGTTGGCACCAAACTCCAGCACATACGCTTGTTCGTCGCTGTACTCAAAGTTGACCAGCCTGACTTTGCCGCCATCCTTTGAGGAACCCGCGTAATACGAACCAGGGCGGCGTGTAATGCCACCCTGCGGGAAACTCACCATGTTGGTTAGTTCTTTTGCCGCCTCGTTGTATTTCTGTAGGTCAATCCGACCTTCTAGGCGGGGCGAAAACTCTCCGGCGCGGAAGTTTGTGATAATAGTGGATACACGCGCCATATCAGTACCTGACGTTTAGGAAATCATCTGCCTGTAGCTGGTCTGGGTAGCCTTCCATCGCGTCCATACCACGCGCTTCCTTCAAACGCTCGTTGTATAGCGCCATGATGGCCTGTGAGACGCCGTTGCTGCCTGTGATGGCATATGCAGTCTCTCCAGCCAAACGGTGCGCTATGGCGCTTGAAAGCAGCGTATCAAACTGTTCTGTGTCTGTGATGCGTGCAATGTAGGTAATCTTGCAGGTGCTTTCGTTACTGAGAATCTTGCGACCCTCAACCTTGAACATCACGTTGCTGTCGTATGCGGCCAGTTCGTTGTTCACGTTGCTGTTCCAAAACGACAGAACCCGCAGACAGTATGGATCTGTGGGCAAGGTAAACTGATGGTTAAAACCAAATGCAGGGGCGTCACTGTCCTTGGCTAGTGCCTTGCGAGTGATAGCGCAGTTCCAAGGGTGCGCACGCAGGACATGATCCCTGACAGTCTCATAGCGCCTGTTACACAGACGCGCCTCTTTGGAGTTTTCGGTGAGTGATGTAATGGTTGCTGCACCCAGCAGATCCATAGCTTCGTTACAGATATCAACGACAGACGGCATCGCACACCTCTCAATGGAAAGAAGGGGCGGCGAACCGCCCCCTCAATGTTAGTTCACGACGTACTCGACGATGAACGCCATATCGCCAGCGGTGCCACCTGTCGCATTGAAGGTGGCCGCAAGGTAGTAGGTGCCGCCTGGGTCAGAGGACTGACCGGCAAGCTCCCAAACCTGCTGACCTGTGGTGTTGAGGTTAGCCTCTTCATAGCGGAGTTCCGCAAGGCCAGCGCCATCAGCCACAGAAGTAGCAAGAGCATCCTCGTCAACAACCGTACCTGCGTCGGTGTAGAAACCAACATTGTAGGTGCAAGAGCCACCAAGGGCATCAGAACCTACACGGACGGACATCAGAGTTGCGTGAGTCGGCACTGGTGCCAGCATAACAATGTCATTGTCAGTGCTGTCGCCAGCGGCAAGAGCAACATTGCCTTGAGCCACACGGACAACACCGCCCAACTCTTGTGCATTGTTAGCAACCTGCGGGAGAGCCTCAAGATTGGCAATGAGGTCAGAGTTCTTCGTAGTCATAGCTCACCTCTCCTCTTAGTCAGGGGTTTCATCACAGAAGATCTGTACAACCTTGTCTTCCTCCATGCGCACCGCTCCGATGCTCATGCAGTAGTAGACCTGAGTTGCGTATCCCTTGTCGGCGCGTTCATCAATGCGTGCGCTGATGTCTTTGCCGATGCCGAGAGTCAGACCGTCTTCAGCCCATGCGAAACACTTACGAATGTCGTTAGAGTCCACAGTCAGGCGGTTGGACATGATGAAGCGGAAGCCCATGAAGGTATCCAGTTCACCTTGGACGAGAGCCTTCACAGTGTTGAAGTCGCTGCTGGTGACAGTGGTGTCGCCAAGAAGATCTTCAATCTGCTTTGGGCCTACCGCGATGTAACGCGGGATCGACGGATCAACATCGTTGAGATCCATCTTGCGCTTTGCTTCACGCAGCTTGGCAAGGGTCAGACCGTCGTTGGACGATGCAGAACCTACCGAGTTGTTGGTAGCGTCAAGCGTTGCGCTGCCAGAACCAGTTTCGCCAGTGTTGGCGGTGCCGGTTGCAGCAGTGATGATGACATCATCCATCGCACGACCCATTGCTGCGGCAGCAGCGCGTGCATAGGAAGAGGTCGGGTCAATGAGCATACGCACCTTGTCCTGATCGTCTACGAGATCTGCGTACTCATAGTCCGCAAGGCTCAGACGACGCCGGTCATGGGGTGTGTCCATCTGGGGGGTATCGGCATGGCGGCTGGTGCGCAGGGCAGCAGTGGCCGATCCGATCTGGTCGATGAAGGCATTTTTACCAACAACATTCTCAACGCGAACCGCATCACGCAGACGAGAACCCATCTGCTGTGAGAGCATCTGCACGTTTGCAGAATACTGTTGCACAAATGCCGTAGTGACTTGTGTAGACATGTGTCTACCTCCTAACTACAGTTACATTTTGGCGATTTGCGGTGTGCTACCCTTGCGGACACTCCTGGCCTTTTTGGCCGGCGTCGGGCCTCCGTCTTTCCGGTTGTCAGCAGGACGACTTTCGTCGCTACCCTGCACCACCCAATCATAGTACATCTGTGCCATGTGGGCTGGATTCATGATATCACGTTGAGTGCCAAACTCAATGGCTATCCTAAGACACTCTAAACGCAGTTCAATTCGCTCTTCATCTGTCATGAACCATACTCATCAGTTCTTGCACATGATTGATAGCGTTCTGCCGCGCTGTGACGTTCTTGCTGTCCCAATACGCATGGCTCTTATCGTTCATGATCGCGTCGATCTCAGCCTGTGCTTGCTTAGGCGTCATGCCGTAGTTCGCAGACGCGCCGTCAATGCTGTCCTCGCTGGTTACGGTAGACTTGAAGTCTGCCATAGCTGCGAAAGCCTTGATGAAAGCGGGGTGATTGCCAACCAAAGTGCCATCTGACAACTGCATATCGAGGATGCCGTCGCCGGCAAACTCACGCGCTGCACTAGATGCTGCGTTGATTTTGGCATCATAGTTGTTGCCCCACTCACGACGCAATTCAGCCTCTGTGTTAGACGCCTGATCTGCCACCATCTGCTGCATTTGTTCCGCAGAGTTTGACACGGTAGAGCGGTAGTATTCCAACACGCCCTGTGCTTGTTGTGGCGTAAGACGCAGTTTGTGGGCAATATCGGCGTACTGTGAAGCAATGTCCTCAGTAATGACGTTGCCGTCTGCCTTGATCTCGTAGCCTTCTGGTGCCTCTGGACGACCAAGCCGGCCATAAATGTTGTCGAGATCTTCGTCTGTCGGGTTGATGGGCAGCGGGATCTTTTCCGAGCCGATCAATCTCTGTGCGTTGACGTATGAACGCGCTAGGTTTTCCACATCCTTGATAGGCCCAAAGCTAGGGTGTTCGCGGATGTCCTCCGGT